AGTTCCTGTTTACAGCCAAATGAGAAATGATTTAAAATATTTGGTGCATTGTTGGCCCAATGTGAGTACCCAACCTATACTCCCTTAGGTGGTCGCGAAATCGCGCAATTTTTTGGTCGCCACATGGACCAACCGGCGCCAATAACGAGGACATTCATCTTAACATTATATAGAAAAAAACAAATCAACATTTGACCACATCACACATTCGAATCAGACTAGACGCGAGTCGAGCGAGTCGAGCGAGTCGGAGCGACTTGGCACCAGAGCAATGTGGGGAACAATATTTCCGGGACTTACGCTGAGCTTACCACGCCGGATTGGGCAGGGACTTAACGACGCGTCATTCATACTAAGACGTATTTTATCTTCGTTCATGGGCTTGCCCAATCCGGCGTAGGTAGACCTCGGAAATGTTTTTTCCCACATGGCCCCCAAAGCAATGTGGCGAGCCAAAAAGTCGCACTTTCAGCCCTCGGTAAAAAGACGCATGAAAACGTAGATAAGAACATCGATAAGAACAACAAGCAATGATTTGGGGCGTTTTAATGCAACTCAATCGACTCTACTGTTCATTTTCATGGCATTATGACGCGTTTTCCGACCCAACTCATCGCTTTATGCGCTTATCGCTGTTCTTATCTAGGTTGTCATACCCACTTCCACTTCGACTTTGGGCTGAAAGTGCACCCCAACGGAGATGTTGGTAGAATGAGCATTCCGAGTGCACATGCATCTAATTATCAGAAAAAACGTAGAATAAATGGAGCTGGTGAAGGTTTTGTGCATGAGCAAAAATGAGTACGACCTGATCGAAGACTTCATTCTGTATTATGGACGCTTGTTTGGGTACCACAACGTGATTATCATAGATAACGAAAGCACGCACCCACATGTGCTAGATGTCTATTCCAAGTACATTCCGCTTGGCGTCACCGTCCATCACGAGCCAAACTACACGGGAGACGGTCAGGGGTGCGCTTTCACCAAATACATGAGGCTGCATAAGGCGGATTGTTCGTTCATGATCGGCCTGGATACCGACGAGTTCCTCTATTCCACCATCGCGCCACCTGATGGAAGCACCCTGTCCGTGATAGAGTGCATATTGAGTGCATTTCGGAATTACGCATCGGAATACACGAAATTCAAATTCGACGCATACCCGTACAGCGTGGTGGATGTATCGAGTCCACACTACGTTGAGCAAAAAATGACCCATCCCACCAGAAGCATCGTCCACTTTTCAGACTGGCAAAACTCTCCGGAAAAGTACTTTTGTCGTAGCGACGCATTTGTGTCGACGACGAACGGAAATCATCACGTAAACGTCGCTTACGGAAGAACCACTGGCTCATCCTTGGGATTATTCCACTTCCATTCGACAGGGAAGAGACGGGAGTACGAACGAGCACGCACGGTCATGGATGGCTACCGATACATCGACACGTCCACAGACGTCTCCACCCAGATCGACTATTTGAACGAAAACAGTCACTGGATGGGCAATGGATGTCACAGAGTGGATTCGTATCGTCGTTTCTTGTTGCGGATGTACCTCGTCCAATTGTTTCTCACGTACATTAAACGTTTACCAACGGAGGACGAGCTAGCCTGCCACGTTTCCGACAAGCTACACCAGAAGATGTCATCGCGCACGATGGAGCAAACGTTCCAAAACTGCGATGAGTGCCTGGCCAACGTCGATGTGTCCTGCCCGTATACCTACGAGGATGCATCTAGTCTCGTATTTTGCGACTTACCGTTCGACAAGATGCCATCCGATTGCAAGCGCTACACGTTCGTTAGTCGCTTGTTAGAAACGACGTTTCAAGTACAAGGGGTGTGTTCGCCCACGCCCCCCAGCGAAGACTCCGTCTAGAAAACAAGCATCTGCTTCAACCGCTCCTGCCACTGGCTACCACGGCACATAGATGCCAAGAGTGACACATTAGGACCCTGCGTGTAGTCTCCACACTCATGTTAGTACTTAGCCATCGAGAAGGCTCGTTTTGTCGCATTTATTTGACCGTGATATCGATAAGGCTCTTTAAACTCAACCTCTTTGACTTTGGGACAGCAGTTGCCGTGTGTTTGCGTACCGTCGGAGTCCACTAACGTTGCCCTTTAGCACCACTGGCATGCAAGCCATGTATAGATTCACAATGTATCGATTCACAATGTATCGATTCACAATGTATCGATTCACAATGTAGCGATTCACAATGTAGCGATTCGGAGGCTGCCATGAATGCTAGCCCATGTGGTAGATTCGGCTTAGCAAGATGCGGCCTTTAGGTTTCAATAAATGGCTCGGAACGTTTTGGAAGGCCGAACAGACCGTCCGGAACGTGTTTTCGAATCGATTTGTGCTAAGAAACGTTGAAAGGTGCGTCGAAAAACGTTCCGGATGGTCTGTTCGGCCTTCAAACAATCGTCGTTTGGGATCATAAAATAGAACAATAAGATACCAAGGCATATTGGAACATGAGCTGCATGAGTTGTTCATGACCTTTTTACACAGAGCGCCAGCGCCTACGGAGGTCGCGTGCCACCTACCAAAAGACAAAGACCTTTTTCGCAATGAAATAGCTCACTGCATCGAATATGCACGCCGCAACAAAAGGCAGACGCGAAATCGCTAAGTGAAGCACGCCTTGCTTTTTTGTTGCGCGGTCATGTGCGGAATTACAACATCCTGGATTTCGTCCGAAGCTGCACGTATCAGGTCGACGTTTTCATTTTTACGTGGGATGATTACGGTCATAAAGGCACCGAAACCAACGTACAACATGCGTGTACGCCATCTAGTATTGAATCAGTGATTAAACAGTTTCCGAATGTCAAAGACTATAAAATCGAGTGCAATCGGACATTTTGCGCGGAGAATCAAAACGACCATGTGACGTATTACAATCACTCATCTCCCGAAGTATTTATCAAATCACAATTTACCCCTCCCAAACGAAGATTTTGGAAGGCCGAACAAACCTTTCAGAGCGCATTTTCGAAGCACATTTCAAGGGTGTGAGTACATGATTTGGGCTGCGAATCGTTGAAAAGTACTTCGAAAATGCGCTCTGAAAGGTTTGTTCGGCCTTCCAAAATCTTCGTTTGGGGAGCATACAATTGTACTCTACCACCCAATGCTACAAGCTCATGGAGAACTTCGCCACTTCACATGACATTCATTAGGACCTAGTGTTTAAGTTTCGTTTCGACACATCGATTAGTTCCTTTTCGTTAAACAAACAAACGCTCGATGACACCAGGCTCCACAACATTCTGTTTGTGACTGGAAGCGAATGTCATTCTCATCCCGACTATGGTTCTGGATGTTTTGCGTGTGATACGATTTACTATCGTCATGGACTTAAAAAAGCCTCATATCTTTGAACATTCAAACGTCACATGTGATATACTTGCATATGGCTCCATGAGAAGCATGGGAGTCTATTGTTCCCTGTACGAAAAGTACGACGCGTTCAACAAAGAGAATGAAACAATCAATCACGAGAGTCTACTCAAAAATGACATTCACGCAACTCGAACCGGAAATGTGGTGCAAGTATCACACGAAGATTCACTATATTACTTTATTTGTTCCTACCCGGAAAGAATGTTGCAGAAGATGTTTAGAGACTATATGGTCGTTACCACAAGAACGATTTGTAGTGCAGTGGTCCGATGAATACGTGCTTTCATAGTTGAAGGCGTCGTCCAAAGAAATGTGATGTACACAGTGGCAGGCATGTAACTGCGCAATTTTATGCTCCCCAAACGAAGATTTTGGAAGACCGAACAAACGAATTTATGCTCCCCACACGAAGATTTTGGAAGGCCGAACCAACGTTTCAGAATGCGTTTTCTAACCACTTTTCAAGGGCGTGAGTACTAGATTTGGGCTACAAATAGTTGAAAAGTGCTTCGAATGCGCATTCTTTCGGCCTTCCAAAATCTTCGTTTGGGAGCCATAAATTCAGAACAAAGCATTGCGTGTGCGTTTTGAAGTACTTTTCAAGTGTGTCAGTGATCTTTTGGGCAACTACTGATTGAAAACTCGTCCAAAGCGCATACGCAACAGTGGGGGCCTGAAATTGGCAATTCTACCCCCTCCCAAACGAAGATTTTGGAAGGCCGAACCAACGTTTCAGAATGCTTTTTCTAAGCACTTTTCAAGGGCGTGAGTACTAGATTTGGGCTACAAATAGTTGAAAAGTGCTTAGAAAAAGCATTCTGAAACGTTGGTTCGGCCTTCCAAAATCTTCGTTTGGGAGGCATACGATGTGTCATACACAGATCATTGCGTGCCGGTCGTGTTAAAAGGGCGTGCGTGCCACGGTGCCAGTCGTGTTAAAAGGGCATGTGCGCCGGTCGTATTAAAAGGGCGTGCGTCCCACTGAAATCCCATCACGATGAAATGCCATTAAGAGGTCGCTTGCTGTATCAATGAACGATTGCACCATACGTCAGGCCGTCCACCATTGGCTTGTCGACCGCGAAAGCGCGATTCGAACGCATGGACACATCCGCGAGTGGGACACGTGCGATGTGACGGATATGTCGGAGCTGTTCTGGTATCAGGCGGAGTTCAATGACGACATCAGCCAGTGGGATACGTCCAACGTGGTCAACATGCAGGGGATGTTCTGTGGCGCCAGTGCCTTCAATCAGCCCATCGGTTCATGGGATACGTCGAACGTCGAAACGATGTTCAGGATGTTCCAGCGGGCCAACGCCTTTGACCAGCCAATCGGTCGGTGGAAGACGAGCCGCGTGAGGTGCATGTCCTCCATGTTTATCGAGGCGACGAGCTTTAACCAGCCCATCGACGCTTGGCGCACGCGCAAGGTGCGGAGCATGTACGCCATGTTTCACGTCGCGTCGGCGTTCAACCAGCCGCTGAACAGCTGGGACACGTCGAATGTGCGTAGCATGGGCGCGATGTTCTGCGACGCCTCGACCTTCGACCAGCCATTGGACCGATGGGACACGGGCAAGGTGGATGACATGCACGCCATGTTTTCCCGCACGCGCTTCAACCAGGCGATCGAAACGTGGGATACGGCGAAGGTCGCCGATATGTCGCGCATGTTTGAAAGTGCGTCGGCGTTCAATCGACCGATCGGTCGGTGGAATACGTCCGGTGCTACCAATATGGAACGCATGTTCTATCACGCCACGTCGTTCGACCAGCCCATAGGGTCGTGGGACACGTCGAAAGTGCAGCGAATGGACTTTATGTTTTACGGCGCATCGTCGTTCAACCAGCCCATCGACACGCGACATACCGGCCGTGGTCCTAAGGGTGGTGACCACATCGCATGGGATGTATCGAGCGTCACGAGCATGGGCTTCATGTTTGCCTACTCCGGCCGTTTCAACCAGCCCATTTCGCGTTGGAGTACATCGCGGGTGACCGACATGACCGGGATGTTTAAAGGCGCGATGGCATTCGACCAGTGGCTTCACACGTGGGACGTCGGGCGCGTTCGTCGAATGCAACGCATCTTCGAGGGCGCGCCGTCGATGCGCCATTTCCCGCCGTGGTGTGTGGCCCTACGCGAATCTACTATTCAATCTAGTCAATCAGACGTAGAATGTAGAGAATGTAGCAAGTTTACTCACCCAGGAGGCCCAGGAGAAGACGACATGGGGGTGTCTGCTGAAAACGCAACATGATGACGATAGGCCATGCGTGCGTTGAAAACACAATCGGAAGCGTTTGTTTGGCCTCCCCAAACGAAGTACTTTTCGACGTTTTGTATCCCAAGTCTGGTTCTATCACACCCAGTTGACAACTTCAGGCTTGAAAAGTGCTTCGAAAGCGCATTCGACAACGACTAAGGTAAGGGGGTTTCGTCCGTCCAAACATTCGTTTGGTAGTCATGAATTCTCGAAACACTTTTCCGGGCGAGCTGGGCGTGCTGCCGAATGCGCGCGAGCTCCTCGGCGCGGCGCTCGGCGAGACCGACCCGATCGGCCACTTTGACTCGAACGGTGCGCTCCAGAACCCGCAGAGTTGCGTGCGATACTACAGCCACCGCGATTCGCGTGGGGTCGACAGCCAGATGCCGGTCGGCACGGTCGGGTTTACCATCGTCGCGCTCGAGACGACGACGTTCAACGACGCGGCGCAGGCGATTTACCGCATGCGCCGGATCGACCGCGGCGATCACACGCCGCACTTTGTCGTCGTCCACAACGAGAGCCCCCTGGTGGCCGTGTCGGGCGCCGACCTCGTCGCGCGACTCAAGGCGAACGAGGTCAGGTACGCCGAGGCGGCGCGGCCGCTCCAAGAGATGCAGCGCACGCACGCCGCACGACGCAAAGCCTCATCCGCCGACTTTGAACGAACGGTCGTGTACGCACCAGTCGTGTGGTCGGACGAATCGTCGCACCTGCCATTGAGCACGGCAGAGCAGCAGCAAGAGCAGACGAAAGAGAACGTGGCCGAACGCACCGTCCAGCGCTATCACGGAAGACTGTGCTACCGGCACGGCAACAGCTACTACTTTCCGGATTGCATATGGTATAATGATGACCTCGTCGAGAATCGCGCCTTTTTGCAATCGCTCGATGTGCTCGGCCTGTGGATGTCGGCGCTGTTCCGCTGTGAAACGAGAACGCCGACCGCCACGCGTCGCCGCGCATTTGCGATCTCCAACGACCTCCGCTGCCGGATCATCATCATGACGATCGCCGAGGTGTGGGCGTCCAATCCAACCTATCCGAATCCGAACTGGAACCGAAACGAATTTGGCCACACGGAGAATGCGATCTTCCACAACGACCATTTCGACCCGGCGACGTCCCTGCTGTTCACGCACGACGGCAAGCCGCTCAACGACCTTGCACGCGCCACCCACCACCCGACGGATCTGAATCGCCTCGGTCGGTTTCTGTGCGATGACCGGATGTCGCTCGCCGACGAGGTCGCACTGCTGCGTTACTTGAAGGATAAGCCGGTCGACCCCCTGCTCGCCGTGTGCAAGTGTCTCTACGAGTCGGAGTTTCTGTCGCCAACACCCTCTTGCTGCATCGCATCGGCGTCCAGCAGCAAACTCCGCAGGCGCTCTACGACGAACTAAAGGGGTTTCTACGCAACGAGACGCACCCGCTGCCCGATGTGTTGGAAGCGACGGATCAGATTGCGCAGTTGACGAAGGACATCGTCGAAGATGCCATGTTCCTGTTCCCCAATTACAGCCCGTATATGGGTGGGCATCTCGTGCCCACCACGTCGGTTACGTGATGTGCGAACGATGGGCTTGTAACCATTGTGGAGAACAAAAAAAAAGTCGCACTTTCGCCCATCGGACGAAATGAGTACGAAAAACGTAGATAACGATGCGGTGAACACATAAATGAGCCTTATTTGCTATCTAGATACGTGAAAATTCTCCGCAAATGTGCATTTCAATAATGTTCATGCATCCTAGATAGCAAATAAGGCTCATTTATGTGTTCACCGCATCGTTATCTACGGTTCTCATACTCATTTCGTCCGATGGGCGAAAGTGCGACTTAAGAATCAAGTTAAGATCCACGTGGGAAAAACATTTCCGAGAAATAGCACATAACACAATTCGATTCGAGTGCGGCGTGCGATGTCGGATTTGTAAATATTGGCCATAAAAAAATCTCAACATGCATCATCGCACATCGACCGATTCGATTCGAGCGCGATGTGCGATATCTGTTTTGTATCTCTTGGCCAGAAAAATCACAAGATGCGTCTCGCACATCGACCGATTCGATTCGAGTGCGGCATGCGATGTCGGATTTGTAAATATTGGCCATAAAATCACAAGATGCGTCGACCGATTCGAGTGCGGTGTGCGATATCTGTTTTGTACAGCCGTCGGCAACTCGCCCCCGTTTTTGACAAACCTGCCTTTTCACGATTTTGCCAAAACTGTGAACCACGAATTGTGGTTGAAATATTTGGCAAAATCTATGCTCCCCAAACGAAGATTTTGGAAGGCGGAACAAAAGATGACATCCGGATTTAGATTGATTTTTCAATGGTTCGTAGCCCATATCGAGTACTCACACACTTGAAAAGTGCGTACTCAGTCGGCTGCTACTCGACCATCGAGCGGACGTGCACGCGACCGCCGACCACACACTGCGGACGGCCTTGCACGTGGCGGTCGAGCAGGGTCGCCCCACTCTCGCGCGGTTGCTATGCGAACACGGCGCGACGGTCGACGCGCTCGACCTGGCGGGGAACGCGCCGTTGCATGTGGCCGCCATGCATGGCGATGCGACGACCACCCGCGTGTTGCTCGCGTTTGGCGCCGACGTCAATCGTCCCGATCACGCCGGGCGGACGCCGCTGCACCTCGGCGTCGGCGTGGCGAGTCGACTCGACGTCTGTCGGCCGCTCATCGCACACCGCGCCGACGTCAACGCCGTGGACGCAGACCGGTTCACGCCGCTGGATACGGCGCGATTGTGCGGACGACGATCCCATCGTGACGTATCTCGTCGACGAAGGCGCCGTGACTAGTCGGATGTAGCACGCCGTATCCGACGTCGCGACTGGCGCAACTGATTTAAAACGATGTGCTAGCGGGCGCAACTCGTTCGATGGACGTGCTGGTGTGTCTGTTACTGGGTATTCTCGTGCTGTGCCTGGTGCTCTACGCCGACACGCCCAGTCTCTTGCGAACACCTCACCACCCGGCCAGCCTGCGACGCCCTCGGTAGGAAAAACGCGCGCACCGCCATTCGGCAACGAGTTGGTTCGGAATGACCAACCAGCGCCTCGATTGGTCATTCCGACGTTCTTGGACACACGACGGTTCGCACGACGTTTCGGAACCCATGTGGCGAACAAAATTGCGCGATTTCAAGACCCCCTACTCAGCGAGGATTTTAGTATCAGTGAGCACTGGCGTTTGGGCAAAATTTCACAATTCTTTTAAATCATTTTCAATTCAGCCTTATTCTGAACACGACAATTGCAAACTTACCTGCATCTACGGACAAACGGCATGCATGGTCGACGTGCGTAAGAGCTTGATTGCGTTAGCGATATCACCCCTAACGGTTCCATCTTCGACCCCAGTTTCGAGCGCTGTTCCGATGTTTCGTATTGAGGGTGATGATTTCACACAGACGGACGCGGCGACGGCCGGCGCAAGGTGCATGTTCAAGTCAGAGTGCGCGGACGTTTACGCCAGTAAGGACTACAAGAAGTTTTACCTCGCTACAGAAAACGAGCGCGGCGCAATGTCGAATATGCCCATCAAAGCCGAAGATTACGGAGCCTTTTACAAACGGATGGGCTGATTAACGCCACCGGGCGTTAAGGTCAGTTCATCGAAAAATGACGATCAAGCAAGGCACATTCACATTTGCTTGTGATGAAGGTTACGAGATAACGGGAACTGGAGTATATTACTCGTCATTGACATGCAATAGAGATGGGAGAGTGACGTATCCGTTGAATCGGTCGTGTGTATCGGCAGCGCCTGTGCCATGTGGCGAGCATAAATTGCGCAATTTCAAGGCCCGCTACTTAACGATGAAACAGACCATACGTGAGTACTCACGTTTGGGGCAATTTGCACAACTGAACTCCACAAAATCAAAATATGATTTACAGTCATCGCCAAATTGCCCCAAACGTGAGTACTCACGTATGGTCTGTTTCATCGTTAAGTAGCGGGCCTTGAAATTGCGCAATTTATGCTCGCCACAATGCCGTCCACCCAGCCCCGCGTCCGTCGCAGCCAAGTGACAAAGACGATGACGACGTGGGTCCGGCGTGGCGACGACCGACCAATGCAATCAATGTAGTATTGAATGTACTAGGCATGATTTGGGATCGCATTTTCGAAGTACTTTTCAAATGGGTGAGCACTGAAAAATGTGTCGAAATCAGACGCATGCCACTCATCAAACGAAGATTTTGGGGTGGATTGGATATGCCATCTTGTTTTGTAACCGTGTTGTTACAAGAACAATCGCAAGCGATGCATCCGATCGATTGGATTGGGTTGACATGCGGTCTTGTTTTGTAGCCGTGTGCAATATTGTTACAAGAACAACCGATCCATCCGACTGTGTACGACGCACTTTTAACACGGCCTGATCCGATGGAACCCGTATCCAAGAAAGTAAATACGTTAGCACGGCTCTAGCCAGTGTAGACAAACATCGCAAGTCGGGACTTCGCGGATGGGGTGAAGTTGGAGCTGTGATACTGGTAACCGGGATGTGTCTTTTCAAAATTACTTAGCCAATCTTCAAAACTTACCTCACCAAATCTGTAATAATGTGATTCAATATACTTCGGAGGGTCGGACGAACCCGTCCCTCCGAAGATATCACGACCGTTCTGTCCGTAGTTTCTCGGAGATAAACGTGGCATTTATTATTCATTAAAAAAGTTTAAAAAAACAGCTACATCTCGGATGGGTGGGATGCATCCCAAGCGAAGATTTTGGAAATCGAAACAAGCCAGGTTTTCGGGCGTTGTACCACGCCGTGTTAACCTTTTAACTTTATGCTCCCCAAACGAAGATTTTGGAACGATGAACAAAAGATGAAATGCGTATTTTCGATTGAGTTTTCAATGATTCGTAGCCCAAATCGAGTACTCACGCCCTTTAAAAGTGCTTCGAAAGTGCGTATTTCATCTTTTGTTCCTCCTTCCAAAATCTTCGTTTGGGAGGGGTAAACTTAAAGGGCGTCGTACACATTTTACCCCTCCCAAACGAAGATTTTGGAAGGTCGGACAAACATTTCAGAACGGGTTTTGGAAGCACTTTTCAACGTTGTGTAGCCCAAATAGAGTACTCACACCCTTGAAAAGTGCTTCGAAAACGCACTCTGAAATGTTTGTCCGACCTTCCAAAATCTTCGTTTGGGGAGCATACATTTGGAATGAACATTTTTGCAAACGGCTACAAGACAGGTCAGCATGGCCACCCAGTCCCCGAATCCAGAATGTTTTATCTTGTCATTCAATCGGCGTTTCGTGCCCGTATGAGCATCTTGACGAATCAAACATACTATGTAGTATAGGCTATTGTCGTAAAGTCCTTACAAAATCCGGCGTGGGTATTAAACCGATGTTGTCCAGCGTTTTAGTCGCATGTTGTCGTTCCCAAACGTTCGTTCGGACTTCCAAAATCTTCGTTTGGGGAGCATAAAGTTTCCAAGATGATTTCAAAACCATAACATGCGACTATTCAATGCGATTTTTCTGTGGATGGTATTGATCAGACCCTGAAATCCCAGATTTAAAGATGCTCACACGGAGTCGCACTACTACGCTCGATCTTGTAGCAAAGCCTGGGATTTTTAGGGTCTGATTTCTAGTGAGAGTCTGCCCTGGAAAACATCAAACCGGCATTTTGGCGATATAAGACGTATGGAGGGACGACCGGTAATAGGTCTTCGTCAAGATCCTCCCATGACATGTCACAGACTTTGCTGACTGACTTGGAACGACTCAGCATTTGATTTGCTTTGACGAATGTTCTTTAAATCATTTTTGAAAATGACGATGATTAATGACAACCAGACTTTGTTGGGTCTTCGCAATTGTATCCCTCCCAAACGAAGATTTTGGAAGGAGGAACAAAAGATGAAATCCAGATTTTCGAATCCCTTTTCAAGGGCGTGAGTACTCGATTTGGGCTACGAATAGTTGAAAAGTCAGTCGAAAATCTGGATTTCATCTTTTGTTCCTCCTTCCAAAATCTTCGTTTGGGGAGCATAAAATGTTGTTTCCCACATGGATCATCATGAGTAATGTCGCCGTGTCGACTATCACCCAAGCAGCACGCACTTTAACACGACCGACACGCACGCCCTTTTAACAAGACCGACACGCACGTCCTTTTAACACGACCGACACGCACGCCCTTTTAACACGACCGACACGCACGCCCTTTTAACACGACCCACACGCACGCCCTTTAACACGACCGACACGCACGCCCTTTTAACACGACCGACACGCACGCCCTTTAACACGACGAATGCGTTGCTCTGCGTAGGACACAATCGTTGTTATGTCTACATGCACATCGTCATGCTATCATCATGAGATAATGTCGTCGTCTCGACTAGCACTCAAGAATACACGAGCCTGAACACGGCTGGAATGAATGCACACACACGACCCTTAACACGACACACACGCCCAAATACATTACTCCGTGCCGTAGAATCGAAAAAATGCGCGATGTTTTTGGTCGCCACACGGTTACGGACCCATCAAACCATTTGAAAAGTGCTACCGTCACCGTCACCGTGCCACTGCTACGCGCTCTGAAAAGATTTACCCCCTCCCAAACGAAGAGTTTGGAAGGCCGAACCAACCTTTCCGAATGCATTTTCGAAGCACTTTGCAACGTTTTTGTGGTCCAAATCGGGTGCTCACACCCTCGAAAAGTGCTTCGAAAACGCATTCGGAAAGGTGAGTGGCAGTGAGTGCGATATGGAAACATCGATGCGCATCTCTCAATCAGACGCTGCGCCTCTCGTGCACGCCCGCCGATGTGAAAATGGCGCGCTCTACCGAGGAACGTCGCAAGGCCGATAGTAAATGGGAACATTGCGTTGTTTGCAGTTGTATAGTGCCACGATGCTGTCTAGCGAGAAGACCGAATGTCCAACTTGGATTACGTATTCAGTTTGATACGTAATCCGGCCGGATGCTCTCAATTCATCGAGCAGCTGCTCGTAGGTCTCGGCTGATTTGCAGGTCATCAGCAGAAGGTACGGATTGGCTAGGCTTTCACATAGCTCATAATAATACGCCATTTACTAATAACTACGATATGTCTTTAAAGCAGTGGACACTGCCAGTGGTGCGTGTGGCACTGTGGAGTCACTGTGGAGTCACTGTGGAGTCACTGTGGAGTCACTGTGGAGTCACTGTGGAGTCACTGTGGAGTCACTGTGGAGTCACTGTGGAGTCAC